TCACGCTAACAGAAATCCTAATTTGCCAATTGATACAAATAAATTAAATAAAACAAACTCTCAAATGGATCAGTCTAGAGTAGTTTATCATTTAACAACTGGACCAAGAAATCAATCTCAATGGATTAAAAACGGAGAGCCAGGATCTTTAACTACTAATGATGTTCCACAGAAGTACTCATATGCTAGAAAAGCAATATTTCAAAATTTTACAGCTCAAAGATTGAAGTTAGCTTTACCTGGAAACTTTTTGATATCTCCAGGTAAAACTATTAATTTAGATGTTCCAAAACGATCTTTTAATACTAGGGGTGCAGATAACTCTGATGTAACATTAAAAGGAAAATATGCTATTCTTTCAACAAGGCATATTATAAAATACAAGATGTTTGAAACTATTGTAGAGGTTGTAACTGATTCTTCTGCCAAACCAATTGTTGCGGCTAATAGAGAATTAACACAAATTTTAGGGAGTTATTAAAAATGTATGGATTAGATTCACCAAATCCAAATAATTGGACAGCTGTTATTGAAAGTTATGCTGATCCTTTAAAGAGTGGAAGGCTTCAGGTTCGAATTAACGGATTTCATAATCTTGATAAAACAATTTTACCAACAGATTGTTTACCATGGGCTCAAGTTGCTGTGCCTGTTAATGGGTCAGCAACAACTCATGCACCAAAGATTGGAGATTGGGTTATTGGTTTTTTTCTTGATGGAACTGACGCTCAATTTCCAATTGTAACTCATGTTCTTCCAGGAATTAACACAGTTCTTGTAAAACAACCAGTTGGTGCACCAAAAATGCCTGCAGGTCAGCTTGGATTTTCTGACCGACCAGGAGAACCTTCTTTGCCTCCTTTAGCAAGAGAGATTGTGCAATTTACCGCAATAGATACTTCAAATAGAAGTAGAGCACACGTTTGTGATATTTCATATGAGGTTGATCAAACTGTTTCTGCTATAAAAACTCTTTTTGGTCCAGTGTTTGATGTAATTAGAAAACTTATCAATGCTGCCATTGGTGCTACGTGTCTTGATCCAACTGGAATTTCAAAAACGATTGTAGATATAGTTAGAAAAGTTACTGCTTTTATAAAAGAATTTACAAGAGTAGTAAAAGAAGTACAAAAAACTATTAGTGGTTGGATAGAAGTTGCTAGAAAAGTGAGAGCAATGATTGATTACATTCTTAGTTTACCTGCCAAAGCAGCTGCTTTTTTTGCGGATTGCGTGAAGAAATTTACAGCAATTTTAAGAAAAGGCCTTAAAGATTTATTTACAGGTTTGGCTGGTGATGTGGACACTGGCGGTATTGGAGAAATAATAACTGCTGTAAACGAGGGTGTTGCGGCCAGCCAAGAGTTGGCCAACGCAGGTACAAGACTTCTTGCGACAGTTCAACCTGCAAGCATAGCATCAGCACTTCTTTCACCAACAAGTCAAGCTGAAGTTGATGCTGCAGGCGTAGCTATGAACAAATTAATTAGTGATGCAGGCCCAATAAATAGCCCACTTGACGTTGGCCAAGGACCTTGATATAAAAGTGAAATAATAAAATATGTCAGATACATTTATACCTTATGACAGAGAAGTGGAATTTCCTCCAAAGCCCGCCGATGTTCAAGACTATAGTTGGACTGAGCCGGAATCTCCTGCTTCAATAGAATATCCACCAAAATATCCATTTAATAATATTACGCAAACTCCATCTGGACATATGTTTGAGATGGATGATACTCCTGGTGGAGAAAGAATACGTATACACCATCGTTCAGGAACATTTACAGAAATGCATCCAAATGGTGATGAAGTACATAAAATTTATGGTGATGGTTATGAAATTATTACCAAAAATAAAAATGTTTTAATTAGTGGTGTTTGCAATGTCACTATTGAAAAAGATTGTTTAATCCACGTTAAAGGCAATAAAAAAGAATTGATTGACGGTAATTACAGTATTGTTGTTAAGGGTGATTATACTGTTACAGCTCAAGAAACTGCCAGTATAACATCAAAAGATACAGTCAGTCTTATGGGAGATACATTGTCACTTAGAACTCCTGACGTAGTTATTACCGGTAACATGGTTGTCGATGGCGCCTTAGACGCATATACAGTTAGCTGTGCTACACTTACTGCCAGAGCTGGTGTTAGCTGTGGACTAGGAGATCCAGGTAATCCATTAAAAGGCCAAATTCCAGTTCTGCCTACAGGTATTTTTTCTTCGACAACAATTACAGCTTTGCTTTCTGTGGCGGCGCCATTGGGAACTTTTGGCATTATGAATGCTGTGTTGATGACAGACACAGTAAATACGGCACTTCACAACTGTCACTTTCATGTGGGCTTCAAAGGACCTACAGGTCCACCAATTCCAAAAATGATTTAAGGATATATTATGGCAAATTTATTTGATAAAACAGGTTTTAATTTTAATGACACCACTGGTACCATAACGACATTACCAAACACGGCTATTAATCAATTAAACACCGTACCATCTTTGTTACCAAGTCAATGGATGATTGATGATTTAAACAATAATGATACTGGTGGTTATCATGTAAACCCTGTGGCTAATTCTTGTAATACCATTTGGAGTTCTTCAAATACATTAATTACAATTACTAGTGGATTACAAGGTTCTGGTAATTTAACGGCTTTATGGACTACAATTACATCAGATTTAAGAAATATTGCTGGATATAGTGTTACAACTGGAGATGCTGAGAATCCACCAATTGTCACTACAAAATTTACTGGCCAAATGGAAGAATATTTGGCTCATACCTATAGAATTTCAGGTGTAGTTCCGATTACTGCAAACGTAGATGCGGCCTCAAAACCACACCTTGAACAAGCCATACAAATTGGCCGAGCTTTGATGTATTTGATATATCAAACAGATGGCCGAGAAGACAATGCGCCTATGTTGGGTAGTTTTACTAGTATTTTGGTTGCTAATACAATTAATGAATATGCTAATGTTATCGTTTCATACGCTAATACAATCAATGCAAGCATTACAGTAACTACAAGTGGTACTCCACCAGATCCCGTTGTTACAACAAGAACTTCTAATCTAAATTATGCCACAGTAAACACTATTGCTACAGCTGCGAATAGCCTGAATAGTATTTTTTATACAAGGCGAGTGCATGATGAGAATTTTTACACCAAATCAAGTGATTTGGTTAATGAAGCAAAGTCTATTAGCAGATATGCCTCTTTGGGTTCATCCGAAACTAGTTTAATTGATAATTTAGTTGGTTCCGATAAATTAAAATCTAGGCTTGCTACCCAGTAACATAAATATAAAATGGCAACAACAACAACAAGAGAATGGCGAGACTTGGATTTGAATTTTGCAATTCATCCAATCCGTAAAGACATTAACAAACACAGGGCTGAGTTTGCGGTAATTAATTCCATTAAGAATTTAATTTTAACTAATCACTATGAGATCCCTTTTCAACCAGAAATTGGATGTAATATTCGAAAACTTTTGTTTGAACCATTGGATATGATTACGGCATCTTTAATTGACCGTGAAATTGTAGAAACAATAAAAAATTTTGAGCCAAGAGCAAATGTTACAAAAATTGTTGTTTCCGCAGATTTTGATAACAATGGTTTTAAAGTTGAATTATTGTTTCAAATTATTAATAGAACCGATCCAATAGCAATCAAATTTTTCTTAGAGCGAGTCCGATAAATGGCAGATAATCGTTTACAAGTTGCAGAGCTTGATTTTGATACAATCAAAACCAATTTAAAATCATATTTAAAACAACAAACAGAATTTCAAGATTACGATTTTGAAGGCTCTGGGCTTAATGTTTTAATTAATCTTTTAGCATATAATACTCATTATAATGCATACTATCTTAATATGGTAGCTAATGAATCATTTTTAGATACAGCTTTATTGAGAGATTCTGTTGTTTCACATGCTAAAACATTAGGATATGTTCCTTATTCTAAAACATCATCTACAGCAGTTATTAATTTAACGGTAGAAACTAATAGTACAACAATTGATACTGCAACAATACCTAAAGGTTTTGTATTGTTATCCAATACTATGGATAATGAAAATTACAATTTCAATGTAATGGCTGATACAACCGTTACTAAAAGTGGAACAAAATATTTCTTTGAAAATTTAGAAATTAAAGAAGGTGAATTTGTATCTTATTCTTTTACACAAAATGACGGAGAAAATCCAAAAGCTATTTTTGAAATTCCGGATGCTGATATTGATACCAGTACGATTACAGTCTCAGTTAGACCTTCTTCAAGTAATTCACAGATATCAATATACAATAAAGTTACTGACGTTTTAGATGTTACTAATTCGTCTGAGGTGTATTTTTTACAAGAATCTAGAGGTGGTAAGTATAAGATTTATTTTGGTGACGATGTTATTGGTAGAAAAATTAATGATGGTTCAATTATTAATGTAACATACTTGTCAACAAATGGATCAATTGCAAATAAAGCTTCTTCGTTTACCGTAAGTGCTCCTATTGGTGGATTCACTAACATTACAGTTGATACTGTATTTGTTGCTGGTGGTGGATCAAATAGAGAATCAGTTAGTGAAGTAAAGTATAATGCTACATCTCAATTTGCTACACAAAATAGGTTGGTCACTTTTAAAGATTATGAATCATACATCACTAAAAACTATCCGTCACTAGATTCCATTTCAGTTTGGGGTGGCGAAGAAGAAACTCCTCCAGTTTATGGCAAAGTTTATATATCTATTAAACCAAAAACAGATTACTATATTTCTGAAATTGAAAAACAAAGAATTTTAAATGATATTGTTAAACCAAAATCTATTGTTTCCGTTCAAGCAGAGTTTAAAGATCCTGAATTCTTGTACTTATTGGTTAACAACTACATACAGTATGACCCTAAGAAAACAACTGTGAGTTCGGATGGCATCAAAAATAATATTAGAAACGCTATCATAGCATACAGAAATTCAAAATTAAATAAATTTGGTGCTAAATTCATCTTGTCCAAAATGCAAGATTCGATTGATGCTACAAATCTGAATTCCATTATTGGTTCTGAAACTGTTGTTAGGTTACAGAAAAGATTTTTGCCTGTATTGAACCAATCTAAAAATTACGCAATTAATTTTAATGCACCTTTACATCGTGGCACAATTACAAATAAAGTAACATCAACCAGTTTTAATGTTTTGGATGTAGATGGTATTGAAAGAACTGTTATCTTTGATGAAATACCTCAGTCATCTTCGGGCATTACCTCAATCGGTGTTACTGATGCGGGTACAGGCTATACCTCTGCACCAACAGTAACTATTACTGGTGATGGTACTGGTGCAACAGCTGAAGCCATTATTGTTAACGGCAGAGTTCAGAATATTAATATTGTGGATCGTGGAACCGATTACACACGAGCTGTAGTAACAATTACAGGTGGTGATGGATATGGCGCTGCAGCGATTGCAGTAGTAGATGGTCGAGTAGGAACACTTAGAACAATTTATTATGATTCAGCTGCACAAAGACAAATTGTTGATGATAATGTTGGTGAAATTGATTATGACGCTGGATTAATTAACATTTTTGATATTAAGGTGTTATCTGTTGCTTCAACTGACGGTTACATAAGACTATCATTTGAGTCAGAAAAAGGTATTGTTGAAACTATTAGAAGTACAATTATTACAATTGATGAAACCGACCCTACGTCCATTACAATTGATTTAGTCAAAATATCTGATTAATTAAATGTCCAATTTAAAAACATCCATACTTGTTGCACAACAAGTACCTGAATACATAAATGATGAATATCCTTTGTTCATTTCTTTCCTTGAAGCATATTATGAATTCATGGAAGAAGCTCAAGGCAGTCAAAAAAACAATGTATTGACTCTCAGCAAAAACATGAGATATGTTTCGGATGTGGACGCATCCATTGGTGCATTTGAAAAAAGTTTCTTTAATAACTTTGCCTCTTTGATTCCTAGAGATGTTGAGATAAACAAAGAAACACTTATTAAAAATGTTTTGCCTCTTTATATTTCTAGAGGCAATGAAAAGTCATTCAAATTATTCTTCAGA